ATTAAGATCATCATTAAAACCGTATCGAACATTGTGTTCTTCGGTTGGAGGTAATTCTACTAAAATTTTACTTTTAGGTCCTTTATGGCCGAAACCACCTGACGTTTTGACAGGCATTCGTTCCATATATGCTATACCATCTATGCCATTAATGGCACTGTCCATATTCAATGGACAAGGAGATATTAGCATTTCATACTCTTCAATGGTATTCGAATACCATTCATAGAGTGCTTGCTCAGCACGAGTCACATACGATTGAGGAAAAATTAATTTCTCAAACATAGGATCTACATTATTAATTGTAGCTTGGTGTGAGCTTATACCCGCAGGAGATATGTGCATTGGCTCTAACAGATCATAATGATCTAATACGTCTTGACACATTAAAGTGTTCTTGACGTTTGTCTTCATTTTACGCCTATGCGTATTAATTGAACCAAACACTATAACTTCACTACCTGTAGTGTCTCTAATAGGACACTTCTGGTGTTGAACAGGCTTAACTTGTAGGTCATACTCACAAATGTAAGTCTTACCTAAATCAAACCCGTCGTATGAATGCGGGATGAAAGTTGAGTTATCACTATCCATATTAAACAATGGACATGCAAATGCAGACGTGGCATATCTGCCCTCAACAACTTTGGCTGCAACATGAAATCCTGCAACCACTATACCGTTACGTCCTCTTAATATATAAGGACCACCACAATCACCGTATTGTGTTGGAGTGTCAACGTATCCTTTATAACCAGGATATTGATAACGGTCACCATCGCTGGTGTAGGTGAGTATCGACTGGGTCATGCCTTTAACCGTGTAACGGCTAAGTAAACCAGTTTCTTTTCGAGAAAGGAGCACTCCTTCCATCGAACCATTTAGCATATCATCAACAATAAATTTGCTGATGTCGCGAAACGGACTCAATGATGTATGTTGTAATATCATAACATCACCAAAAGGATAAACAGAAAAATTTGCCTCATCTAAAAAGACATTATATCTGTTTGAACCAGCTGTGGTATTAACATCCTCACGAATGATATCTGTTTTACAAGGAAAAAATGGTTTGATCCTATTATACCAATGTCGTGGGACAAAGACTAGATTACCTCGGTAACCTAGTCCATTGGTGAAAACTTCTTTACCACATGAAGTCTTAACACCAAAATACACTATATTGAGCTCAATAGCTTTTTCAAGCTGCTCTAGTGTAACTGTGTTTGGAGCGCCACTAAGAGAACTAAGATCTCTGTAGTTTACTTTCCAAACATTCTTAGGCTTTTCGACGCTCAAAGATTGAGCACTGGCTCCACTCAATACCATGAGTGATGAGCACTTACGTACTACATAATATATAGTGCCGAGAGCAACAAGTCCGTACAGACTGCGTCGAAGATTTTTGTCTTCACAGTAACTCTGCAACAAAATGCTCTTATCGTGTATTAAACGACATTGCTTGTCTAGCCAAATGTGCCAAGACTCGCATAAAGCGTAAGAAATAAGCCAAGATGGCATATATTTAAACCACCAAGGCAATCGATATAAATTGGGCATACGTTTAAGTTACAATACTAGTCTGCGAGTCGCCCAATTAGGACGATCGCTATTATATACACGACCAATCATCTTATGTACATTGTATAAAAACCAAGTATATATCATCTGAATTAAAAGCAAAGTGCCTAAAACCCAGCCTATTGGCGTCAATAAATCGACGCCGTCATCATCACGAGTACCAGCTTGTGCTGAGCCACAAGAGCAAAAAACTTTGACAACTTTGCAAGTTGAACAAAAAGGGCTCTGTAAAAAATGATCAACGGACTTCTCAGTCAATCGATTCTGATTGTAATGTGGCTTTTGCACGTGCTCGAACATAAATTTCGATAACTCGGCAAATGACATAACAGGAACATCAGCAGAAGCAACATAAGAGTTCTTCACCTTGTCCCAATAGTAAGGGCAGGAAACTGCACCTGTACTAATATAGCTACGTACACGAAAATCATGTAAATCATGATTCGCGTAACCATCATCTGATAGATCACCACGTAGTTGGGTGCTACCAGGTTTGCAATACTCAGGCTTAACAGAAATCTCAATAAAGATGAAGCGTCTAAATGCTCCACCTTCTTTGCGAAAAATCTTGCTAATTCCAGCATCATATGTATTAGTAGTTGCAATAACATACTTACATAAAAAGGGAATCATCCCTTTATCTTCTAATGCTGCCTGATTTGTAATATACGGAATAGGGTTAATAAGGTAAATGGCCTTCGCCATAGCACCTCCTTTCTTCTGTACATTAATCTCATCTTTGAATTGATCAACATCATCAATGACGCATACTTCATGTGAGACTTTAAACTCAGAAAAGTAATCATCATCTTCGTTGTACATATACTTGAGAGATTGATCATAGCTCTTACCTTCACCTTTGATAAAAC